CCTACCCTCACAAAGTCAACATAAAAGATTTATTTTCTTTTTCCTTGCTTCTTAACTTAAACGGGCTATATTATGAAAGTATTTCATTTTTCCCTTGCTTTTCTCGTTAAATGGGTTATATTATGAAAGTATTTGAGATTTTACTTGACATTGACCCTATAGGGGTGATAAGTTCCGAGGTATGTTTGTTATTACCCATTCCCCATAAAATAAATAAAAACAAAGTCTTGCCCCACTGCCCCGAAAAAAAGTCCAAAAGAAAGTCCAAAACACTTGTATCAAAACAAGAAAGTCCGTATAATATACCATAATGAATTGCTGGCATTGTAATACAGAATTAATTTGGGGTGGAGACCACGATGATGAAGATGGAGAAGGAAATCAAGTAATAGTTACCAATTTTTCCTGCCCCAAGTGTGAATCATTCGTATTAATTTATTACCCAATAAAAGAAAAACAAAAGAAATGAGTGTTAATCTACCTGACAAATTAAAGCCTGCTATGGGGATTGCCATAGATATGATGGTTACTGACCCAGAGGCTAAAATTAAGGATGTAGCCGAGGAATCTGGGGTTGCAGTATCAACTTTGAACAGATGGATGAAAGACCCGGAGTTCGTAGAGGTCTTTTACCAAAAGTATATGGTAACCTTTGGAGCTAAACTGCCTAAAATATTAAATAGTATGATTCGTGAGGCGGAGGCTGGGAATGTACAGGCTGGTAGGTTGGTTTTAGAACATTCAGGTAAACTTATTAAGCGTGTAGAGGTAGCTAACCACAAAAGTCCCTTTGAGAAGTTTCTTACAACGCAGGATACTCAAGAAGTAGAGGTGTTAGATGCAGATTATGAGGTTATGCCCCAACGTCCTATAGTGCCAGACAAGCCCGTTACAAAAACAGAGCTAACACAAAAGCAAAGAGCCTTAGATAGAAAAAATAAAAAACGTAGAGAGGCTAGGCATTGGAGAGAGAGGGCTGAGAAAATAGGTTTTTCAGCACCAAAAAAGGGAAGACAAACCCCAGCACAAAGAAAGGCTTGGCAGGAACAAATAATAAAACGAGAAAAAGAACTTAATCTACCTTCTTCTGATAAGTAAATACGTCAAAAGACTTACATTCAGGGCAATTCTGCTCTCTTTCAATACTTACCCCTAAGACTTCCCAAGTCCACTTACAAGACATACATAAACACGTTAATAACGTGAACTTCTTCATATAATCTAGGCTTTACCCCATTTTTCTAGCTCTGCTGAGTGCTTTACTAGCTCAGAAAGCAAGTCTTCGTCAAGCTCTTGTTGGGAATTTTCTACCATATGGGTAATTGGGGCAAGTGTCTCTGCTAAAAAGCCTAAGAGCCTGTTATTCATTAAAGCAAGCTCTTCTATGTCTCTTAAGCGTTTATCTATGTTTTTTATGGACGTTTCTTGCTCTGTCAAACATTCAAGTAACAACTTTAGTAAATAATCTTCCATCATTCCACCTTATATTTACCATAATGTAATTACACTTATCCCAATGATGCAACATCAACCTTTGAACGTAGTGCTTTATTTACATTTTCCATAAACTTTTTATCTAGCTTTTGTTTACTGTCTTTCGTAGTGCCTATGAATTCCTTTACATTTGTTCCTGAGACTGGCGGTTTTACTATTGTAAAGTCCCCTTGATTGTGACCCCAGCCATATTTTTTAATAGTAAGTGTATTTTTACTACTTTTTAAGCCTTTGTACATATTACCAGTGTTGTAAAGTGCTTGTTGCCCTGCACGATATGACTTACTTCCGAGCTTTAATGACTTACCATTAGCTCCAATCCCTTTGTCTATGTTATCTCGTGTTCCTTGAACTGTGTCTTTAGCATAGCCAGATGTATAATCTTCAATTATATTATCAAGTTTTCCTGAAAGTTTGCCAAAGTCAAAGTTTACAGATATGTCTATTTTCATTCTTCAGGTTCACTTGGCTTTTCAGGCATAAACTCTTGTTCATTAATAGATTTGTTTTCATCTATTATTACCTGTGCCTGTTCTACAGTAAGGTCTTTGTTTTCCCTTACCATTATTTTTGCCCTTGTCATTAGATTGTTTTCAATATCAAACGTATCTTTCATTATTTGGTCTGCTACTGTCTTAGGGTATTCAACTTCTTGGAAATCAACGCCAAATTCTTCAGGTAAAGCAACTCCATTGTAATCGGCTATAGCCCGTTCAACATTGTAAAAGTCCTGTTCGTACATTCTCCAGAGAGCTATGTCATCATAGTAGTCTTCTTTACGTTCCATATCCTTAATCATTAATGAAATACCACTAGGCACTTCTCCACCAGACTCTGCCCATTGAATCCATAAGTGGTTGTTGGATGCTACAAGCTCTATTTGGAACTTGATATTGTCTATTGCTTCCTGTATATTTCCACTTGGGCTTGTTATATTGTATGCTCCATCTTCTCCCATATCTAGGATAGTGTTTGAACCGGCTCTTAACATACTTTGGTCTGCTCTAAGTCCTGTAACCCACGGCTGACCAAACATATTAAACCTCATACCTAAATTCATTTCAGTTAAGGCAATGTTTACTTGCTCATTACAGTTTACTACATCACTAGCACCTTCAACAAAAAAAGAATCTAATTGGTCTTCTCTATGAGTAAAAACAAAAGGCAATACCCCGTAAGGGTTCTCAAACTCTTCAACCATTTTTCCTTCTTCGTCCATCATACCATACTTTTCATTATCCCAATACTCCCACTGTAAGTTGTCAGCGTTTGACAAGTCAGAAGTGCTGTTAAGTAACGGATAAAGAATAGCAGTAGGCTTAAATGGGTTATCGTCAAAGTATGTTTCAAAATAATAGATAGGTCGATAGTCAAATGTCTCATTTACCCAGTGTACACGATTAGCGATAGTGCCAACAAGACGAGTCATTCTTTCAGAGTGTTTCATACGAACATCTTTTGTTGGGGTAAGTTGCATATATCTTTCACTGGCATCGCCTACATTCCTACTTGCCCCTAAACTATATATTCTACTAATCTTATTAATAAATTTTCTTGTAAAGTTTGTAACACTTGGTGGAATCTCTTGAAACGCATCTCCACTAAAGTAATTACTTATATACTGTTCTGTTGATACGCCAGAGTAGTAATCAAGATGCTTTCTTATCTCATTACGTCTTGCGTGAGACATCATTAGTTTTGTCTCTAGTAATTTATCCTTTAACATTTTTTGAATCATCTTTGTATCCTTTTCATTTCTTGATTCCTCATTGGGAAGCGATTAAGTATAAAATACCTAAAGGCATCATTTCCGTGGTCGTGGTATCCATCTTTTAAAGGCTCTTCCTTTATTGGTTTGCCTTCCTCTGTTTCTGGATACCTATATTCTTCAAAATCTTCTACAACATCAACGCATCTTTTATCAACGTGGATTCTTCTAACCCCATCAGCACTTTCAAAGAAACCTCTAGTGTAAGCTACACTATTTACTATATTTCTACTGATTCTGTCCCTAGTTGATAATATTCTAATGCCACTTCTTCTAAATATTTCCATATCGCCTTTACCAGACTGCCCTTGAACATTAGAACCAGCAGGGTCTCCATAGTAAGACATAATAGGGTATCCTTTTGTCTTAATCATTTTGATTAAATCTTCTGTTTTTATATCTTTTTTATGCAAAATGCAATCAAATATTCTAATATGCTCTGTATCTCCATCCCAGTATGTCTGAATAAATAAAACTGCTGGCATACGATAGCCAAAGTCAATTGTTGCATATGTAGGCAGTTCAGGTTCGTAAGGAAAGTCTCCTGTGTCTAGTTCTCTGTTAAAATTCCACACTTTACCCTCAAATACAGAAAATTCAGCACCAAATTCCTGACCAAACAGTTCTTTTGACATATTTCTCTTTCTTTCTATGATAGCAGGGTCATTAATACCCATAGGAAACTCATATTGATTAACCCAAGAAGGAGAAGTGTGGCTTTCCCACAATGGGTCTTCTGCTCCAAGTTTAAATAGGTCATATATCCAGTTTCTTCCTTCCGGAGTTGTAATAAAGATAACTTTTCCTTTTCTTCCTGCTACTGTTGGAGATAAATACATATCCCAAATCTTTTTGTTCATCTTGGCAACTTCGTCTATTACAAGTAGGTCAAGACCTTCCCCTACAAGACTTGAAGGATTATCTGCTGACATTCCCTCTACGATAGTACCCCATTTAAAACGAATGTACATATCTTTTTCTGATGCCTTGTCTACATCGTCAGGATGACCTATAACCATTCGTTGCCAAATCTCACGAAATATTAAACGAGCTTTTTTGTAGGACATACCTACTACCCAAATACGTTTATTGGGTTGAGATGCTACATAAGTGGCTTCCATAGCACTTGCCCAAGTTTTGCCAAATCTTCTTCCACATACGACTACTTGAAATCTAGCATCCTGCTTTTCAGGGAAATGCAAAGGCAATTGACCATTGTGCGGTTGATAACCTAAATATTCAAACCACTTTCTTTTAAATTCGTAATTTTTCTCTTGCATTAGATTACTTGACTAACTTACATTATAGCGTAACTTTAATGCAAGACAAAATCTTGCATATTTAATAACTCACTGAAGAGGTAAAAATGTCTGAAGAACAGAGCATCGAGCCAGATGTAAAACAGGAAGAAGTCACAAAAGACGATAACAATGTACCAATTTCAAGATTAAATGAGGTTATTTCAGAAAGAAATAAACTTCGTGAGTCTCTTGAATCTTTTAAAACACAAGAGGAAGAAGGTAGAAGAGCAAAACTTCAAGAAGAAGAAAAGTGGCAAGAATTAAATGCTGAACTTGTAAAACAAATTGACTCCTATAAGCCTTTTAAGGAAAAATGGGAATCAATGGATGTTAAACTTCGAGAGGTAGCTTTATCTCAACTTCCTGAATCGAAACGTGAAAAATTTGCCAATGTCGAAACAGAAGTGCTTCTTAGTATCGTGGAAGAGTTTGCAGAAGTAGAAAAACTCAACCCACCTGACAGAAAAGGAACAATCCCAACTAAACAAACTACGGATTGGACTAATATGTCTGGTGAAGAACGAAGAAGTAACTGGAATACGATATTGGAGTCATATATGAAAAGGTAAATTAAATGGCTAAACATTATCAAGGTAGTCCCGTTACTACAACTACAGACCAACATTTCATTCCTGAAATTTGGGCTGATGGAATCTACAAGTTCTTTGAAAGAAAAACAGTCTTTCGTGGATTAGTAGATGATTATTCTGCTTTAGTGGCAGGAAAAGGCTATGGAGATGCAATTAACATCCCTGAAATGAGTCTTGTAAGTGCTTCAGACAAAAGTGCCGGTTCAGATGTATCTTACGATGCAACTGCAACCACAACAACTCAGTTAGCAATCAATAAGCACAAATATGTCGCAAAATTATTTGAAGATGTGGCTTTAATCCAATCTGAGGCTGATTTAGTAGAAAAATACAGCAGGATGATGGGTGAGGCTCTTGCTCGTCAAGTAGATGCTGATATTTGGGCAGAGTTAGATGGCTTAAATAGCTCTCAAGCTCTTTCTGCTGATGACACTCTGACTGCGGCTGTTTTTGAATCAGCTTTAGCTACTCTAGGTGAGGCAGATGTGCCTTATATGGATGGAGAGTGTGCAATGGTTGTTAATCCAACTTTGTTTGCAGACATTTTAAATCCTTCTGCTGGTATCGCTCAATACTTCATCAGAAATGATGCAGTTGGCGAAGGCAACAGAGGACTTCGTTCTGGAATGGTCGGCTCACTATACGGCATTGACGTTTATATGTCAAATACTGTAAGTACAGCAGGCACAAGTTCAACAATACCGGGTGCTATATTCCACAAAAGTGCGGCAGTTTTTGCTTCACAGCAGGAAGTTAGAGTTCAATCAGAATATTCTGTTGATGCTCTTGGTACTAAAGTTGTTGCAGATTTACTATATGGTTGCAAAATCATAGACGATTCTGATAACAAAAAAGGTGTTAAGTTTACTAACGTAGACTAATGATATTGGGGGGTGGTTTATACTGCCCCCCATACACTTGGAGATATTATGCAATATTGGAAAAAACCTAGCTTGGGCAAAATTGAAAGACTTGAAGAAGATATTTTAAAAAAGCATCCTGAAAAACTCGAAGCATTAAAAGAAAAAGGCTATAAAAGAGTAATGGGAGAATCTGATTGGAGTTTATACAAAGCACCTAGCACTGCAAAAAAAGCAGTTAAAAAATTAAAGAAAAAACTTAAAAAATCATAACGACATAGCACAGTCTCGTTCACGCTATTGTCAGGCTTAGAGAGGAAGGAAAATGGCAGACCTACACACAAATTCCGTACAGGAAGCACTTAATGCAACAACTGGTGGTACTTGGACAGTATCAACAGCAGGAACAGCAGGAAGTTCAGCAGACGTTGCAAACACATCACATAAATTATTACATTCTAGCACAGCAACTTTTGGTGTTTATTCAGCAGTTGAAATATATTACAATTTTACGACATCAGAAACCAATGTTAATGCTAGTAATGATTTACTAATACCAGCAAATACACAGTTTTTTATTACAGTCCCCAGAGGATTAGGGAATACTGTATATTTTAACTTTAACTCTACTAGCACAACTACTGGTGCAGTAAGAATGGTGGAGATTTAATATGTTTGGTTCAATGGGGCAAACCAATGTCAAGAATCTTGGCAATGGTGGAACAATGGATGGTGATGTTACAATCACAGGAGATTTAACTGTATCTGGTGGAATTGGACTTTCGCTATCAGAGGTAATCGAAGGCACATCAACAATAGATGTCACCAATACAGAAGCCTTTCTGGTACGCAAGAATGGTGATGGTGGTGACATATTTACAGTTGATACAAATACGCCATTAGTAAAAATGGGTGGTAATCTTACTTTTACGCACGATGTTGCTACTATATCATCCACTACTGGATTACTACAGTTTAGGATACTTGAGACTGGTCAGGATATGTTATTCGATGCTGGTGGAGATTTTAAGTTTAGAGATACGGATGATAGTAATGCAACTCGATTGACTATTGCATCTGGTACTGGTAATGCTACTTTTGCTGGTAATATCAGAACTGGAACATCAGTTGAAACTGCAAATACAAACTTTGATAATTTAGTTATTGAAGGTTCGTCCCATACTGGCATATCAATATTTTCTGGAGTTGGTGGTAGTGATTCAGATGGTGGTATTTACTTTGGAGATGATGCAAGTAACAATCGTGGTCAAATAAAATATGCTCACGGCAGTAATTCAATGTCTTTTACGACAGATGACACTACTGCACTTACTTTAGGCTCCGACCAATCGGCTACTTTCACACAATCTGTAGATGGTGATGCTTATATAGCACTTGACAATGTTGCTGGTGCTGGTTCATCGGTAAATGAGACATCCGCCTTACGTCTTAATTTAGGAGATGGTTCAACTCTTAGAGGTGGTGCAAAGATAACTGCTAAAAAAGAGGCAGATTATTCTACTGGTGCAAATATGGATGCATCCTTGATGTTTTCTGTTTTGCAAAACAATGCATATAATGATGCTATGCATCTTAAATCTTCTGGTAATCTTGGTTTGGGCGTTTCTGAACCCGGTGAAAAATTAGCAGTTGCTGATGGTAATATAGAAGCAATAATGACCACTGCTGGAGCTGGTTTAAGAATAATAGTAGATAGAGTAGATACAAGTGACTATGCTGGTTTTGAAGCAAGAACTGGTGGTAGTCAAAAATGGTTTATTGGATTAAGAGAAACTTCTGATGACAATTTACATTTTTATGACCCTAATGGTACAGCTGGAGATAGACTCGTACTTGACTCCAACTCCCGAATCTCATTATCTAATAATGATGGTGGTAACACAGGAAATACTATATTTGGAAAATCTGCTTGGAATCATCCCGGAGATAACGATGCTTCTGACTATAATACGATTGTCGGAGAATTGGCTATGGGGACTGGCACAATCGATGCGGCTTCAAATAATACAGGCATAGGATATAAGGCTTTAACTACTTTAACTACTGGTGATTCCAATACTGCGATTGGCTCTAATAGCGGACACACTTTATCAACTGGCATACGAAATACTTTCATTGGTAATTCAGCTGGCTATACTACAGTAGATGTAGACAATGCTGTTTTTATAGGATATAATGCGGGAGCTGGGGATAACATTACCGATGCGGCTGATGGTACAATAGCGATTGGAGTAAGTGCTTTACTTTCATTGACCTCTGGTGTGAAAAATACTGCTGTGGGGTATCGGAGTTTGTTATCTTGTATTAGTGGTGGACACAATACTGTAGTTGGCTATGATGCGGGAGAATTTATTACAACAGGAAACTCAAATACTTTTGTAGGTGCAGTCGCAGGTCAAGGAATTACAGGTGCAAAATTAACTGGAAATGGGAATACTGCTATCGGTAAGGATGCTGGTTTGTTATTACAGGGAGCCGCCGCAAATAACATTTTTGTTGGAGCTGGGGCGGGAGACACCGTAACAACAGGAACAACGAACGTTGTAATAGGTGCAGATGCTTCTACAGATGATGCTACTGCAACTAATCAAATAGTAATAGGTGCAAATGCAACAGGAAAAGGTTCTAACACAGTAACACTTGGTGATTCAAATGTAACTGATGTTTATATGAATTACAATGGTAGTGCTAATATTGTAGCTGGTCAAATGGAAATTGAAGATACAGCAATAAATAAAACTACAAGCTATACTGGTTTAAAAAATTCTCATACTAAAACAACTGGTGCTACTGATAGTAGCGATGATATGATTGGACTTCAAACATCAATGACGTTTAATGATGCTGATGCTGGTTTTTCAAATCTTATGGGTATATACTCTGAGACTCACGCACAATCCGCTGGTGGGGAAAATACAACTGGGTATGGTCTTTATAACCGACTTCAAATGTCAGGTTCAACAGATGTTAATACTTTATATGGTGAGTACGGCTCTGTAGATGTAAATGCTGGAACAGTTGATGGCGATATTTATGGCAAGTTTCTTGATGTTGACATTGAAAGTGGATGCACTATAGGTAATGATGTATTTGGCTTTAGAATGGATATAGATGCTGATACTAATCCTTCTGGGGGAGTCACTTCTTTTTATATGAGATTAGATGGAAATGGTGACAAATTTATTGATACTACTGATGTTGTTAATAGTACAGATAGATTTGAAGTTTTAGTAACTGGTGTGGTAAATGCTGAAGGAACAATAAATGCCTCTCAATCAATGGACTATGCAGAATACTTTGAAAGTAAAGATGGTAAAGAAATTGCAGTAGGTACAACAGTTAAACTTGATGGGAATAAAATAGTTGCTTGTTCTGATGGCGATACTCCATTAGGAGTTATAAGACCTAAATCTGGAAATCAAATAGTTGGTGGTGGTCAAATGTTTCATTGGGAAGGTATGTTTATGAAAGATGATTATGGTGCAAATATTTGGGAAGATTATACTAAGGTACAATGGACTGAAGAAATCACACTTGAAGAATATAATAAAAGAGGAAAAGATGAAACTGGTGGAGTATTAGGTGGTTCAGTTAAAGATTCAAAGGTCAAAGGTAGTGAAGCAATTAAAGCAAAAGATGCTGTTCTAGATGAGGATGGAAAAGAGATAAAACCAGCAGTAGATGCGGTAGATGCTGTTCCAGACAAATATTATAGAAAGCATAAATATCATAGTGATAGACTTCCAGATGGAGTTACTGCACCTAAAGATGCTAAAGTAATTAAAATGGATAAACAAAGGCAAAAATTAAATCCTGACTACGATGTAAGTAAATCATATCAGTCAAGAGAAAAAAGAACTGGATGGCACATAGTTGGTTTACTTGGTCAAATACCAATAACTAAAGGTCAGCCAGTTGCATCACATTGGATTAAAATGAATGACGTTTCAGATAAAGTTGAAATGTATTTTGTAAAATAATTAACTAACACAAGGAGTCAATAATGGCTAAAGAAAAAAGAGAAAAGCCAGTTATTAATCTTGATGGTAAAGAATATATCATTGAGGACTTAACTGACGAACAGAAGATGAT